TGTGTAATGCAGTCAAGGTGGTCAAGTCGGGCGGTTACATCCTCGGTGATGACTACAAGTGGGCATTCCAGAAGTATGGTAAGGATGGCGTGACAGAAGCAGTTGATAAATTCCGTACAGTGTATAATATGAATCCCCAGCAAGAAGGCATGGGCAGTCAATTTAGTATACAGGTTCCCTGATGAAAGCATACGCGATTGTAATGAACGATAATCGAGACTCTATGGCGGGGTATGGCACCCTGCAACAGAGCATTGACGAAACGGGTTCAAACATAGAACTTCTTCCGTTCATCGCAACGCAACCACATACAATCGGAGAAGCAGTCAAAGAGGTGTTTCCCAAAGGCAATATTAAGTGGACATGGTCCAACAATCCGGAAGAAGATCGACTTGATCTGCGTTCTGGTTTATTCAAAAGACACTATCAAGCAGTCGACCAGAACAGGGTCGTTGCTTGTGCCTTGAGTCACTTTCGACTCTGGAAGATGTGCTCATCTGGTGATGAACCAATTATGGTTCTCGAGCACGACGCGCGATTTGTCCGCAAGTTCAGTTTATCTGACTTTGTGGGTAGATGGGGAGCAGTTGGGTTGAATGACCCGCGAGGTAACACTCGAAAAGGAATGAAGTTCCATGATTTAGTCGTATCGTGTGGGGAAGGCATACACCGAGTACCCTCCATCGACGAACCTACTGACCAACCTCTCCCTATGGGTCTTGCTGGGAACAGCGCCTATATAATAAAACCAGAGTTCGCAAAGAGTCTTCTTGAAGAGATGGAAACCCTCGGAATGTGGCCAAATGATGCAATCATGTGTCGCCAGTTATTCCCGAGTCTAAAGGTTGTCTACCCATACTACACTGACGTTGTGAAGAGAGGGTCGACAACAACAGGAATTTGATTATGAAAGGTTATGTGATTACGATACAAAGTATGCCGCAGTCAGTACAAGCAGCAGAACGATGTATCAAGTCAGCAGCAAGAAATGACGTCGAAGTAGAAATGTTCGCCGCAACCACACCTGCTGATAATCCCGCAAAATATCTCGAAGAACGAGGCGTCCCCACTGAAGGATTCCGTGAGGTGTACTCACGTTTCGATAACTGCGTGGCAGCATTCACCTCGCACTATCGTTTATGGGAGAAGGCATATAATGAGAAAGAAACCCTACTTGTCCTTGAGCACGATGCGTATTTCGTTGATCAAATCCCGAACGTCCCTTTTGCTGATATCCTGTCTTTGGGTCACCCCTCCTATGGATCCTGGAAGACCCCACCCAACTTGGGCAAGAACGCACTCGTGTCCAAGCAGTATCTTCCAGGTGCCCACGCTTATGCTGTGACGCCACAGGGAGCAAAGAAGTTGCTCGAGGCAGCACCCCATTGCGCTGGACCTACAGACATTTTCATAAGTAATAAGAATTTCAATTGTGTCGAGGAGTACTATCCATGGCCAGTTGAAGCAAAGGACTCGTTTTCTACGATTCAATCTGACCGAGGAATCTCGGCAAAGCATCAGTACCAGAAACTCGGTGACCGTTATGAATTGTTGGGGGTGAAGTGATGATCTTTCTTACAGGGTGCGACGAGAAAACAGAGTGGCAATTACCTTGGTTTGTCAGCAATTATAAGGCACACACAGACCTTCCTCTCGTAATCGCAAACTTCGGTATGTCCGAGGTAATGCGTGACTGGGCAACGTGCCAAGCACAAGTATTTGATTGCGAATCGCGCGGTTGGTTCACGAAAGTTGAAGCAATGATTCGAATGAGATCTATGTTTGGAGAGAAGAAGTTCTGTTGGGTAGATACAGACTGCCAAATCTGTTCTGAACCTTCTGGTATTTTTTCTTATGTACAACCCGAAAAACTTACGATGATAGTCGACCACCCTTGGACTACTCGTCGTGGTGATATGGGTCAATGGTATAATTCTGGTGTTGTGGCATATGAGGGAACACCCAATGTTCTGCTCAACTGGCATAAAGAATGTCGTCAGGGTGTCCACCGTGGTGACCAAGAGGCACTCTATTCTTGGTTGGGTGGAGACTTCATGAAGGTCGCATCTTACATATCAGAAGCGCCACACCGTTATAATACTTTGCGAATAGACCTGATAGATAAAACTGCACCAAAGAATCCGATTATAATGCATTGGACTGGTCAAAAGGGCAATGAAGAGATTAGGAATCAAATGAAATGACAAGAAAGGTCCACGTACTTGGTAATGGCGACATGTCGCATATGATGCCCGAGGGTGTCCGAAATAAAACTGCGCGCGACGGTAAACTTGTTGCTTGTAATGCTCCACCGTTTGCAATAAAAGACCCTTGGTGCACGACGATCGTCGACTTCAAGATGTGCGGTGCGTTGACCGAAGGTTCGATCAACCTCGACGCATTCATGTGGGTGATGGGTAATCGACCTCGACTCTGGATGGACAAGAACCCCAACTTCTACATGAAGCATGCTCATCACATTCGAGAGTTCTATACGACTGTGCCTAAATACTGCGGTAAAAGTCAGAATGAGGCAGCGACCGCATTTAACTGCGGTCATATGGCGACTCACTACTCTGCCAATAAATTGAAACCCGACGAGATTCACATGTATGGTTTCGACTCAATCTTTGACCACAATATGCGGTCATACACTGACGTTGTCCTCAACTCTGATAGGAGCAACACCAACAACTACCGCCTGTTGGACGTCTGGCGTCCCATATGGAATCACCTATTTAATGAGTTCTCTGACATCACTTTCGTCTTACATCATAAGCATCCCAACCCTAAAATCAAGACTCCTAAGAACGTGGAGTTCTTTACAGGATCGTAAGTTATTGATTTCCTTCACTTTTCTAAAACTTGTCTTTGTACATCAAATATGAGATAATATGTCCTCATTAATAGAAATGTGAAGAGAAATACAATGAATCAGATAATCGACCTTATTAAACCTTTCATCAAACTCGCCATCGGCGCTGCAAGCGTGTATGTCGCCGTCATGGGGTTGTTATGGGGTAGTATGTTTTTTCTAGAAAGTTATGATGACACGCCCTGTGAGGTCACTGTGTATGATGTTGTTCTGGTTGATTTGCATCCTTATGCTGAACCTGGAACCCACGACGCCGAGCGCAGAGATGAGATGTATGCTTGGTTGATGAAGCGTGGATTCGCCGAACACCTTGACGTCTACTATGCTGCTTTGGATAACAATGAAGAGGTATGGGATCGCGTCGAACAGATAGAGAATGCGACCACCCTTTCCGACCGCACAAAGGAAGAGAAGGTGCAAGAAGCGTTGTGGGACAATGTTCGGGCAGCAGAGCAGGCGTTCCGAGACAGCGTGGAAAATAGCGGTCTCCAGATCGAAGAAATGGAGTGGTGTGTTGTGAGTGCTCGAGAGGCAGCACTTTAAGTTGTTGACTTTTGATTCTCGTTCAGTAGAATATATCTTATAGGTTGAGGAAAGACAAATGGCAAATCATGTATCTGGTTACATAGTACTCGAAAACGTATCTGAGGCAGGTCAAAAAGTCTGGAACGAATTCGTTATCGACACTGTTGCGAAACATATGGAAAATTATGAGACTCATCTGGGTCACTTCTTATTTGAAGAGAAAGAAGGTGAATTCGTCGACTGGGACTTCAACAAGATGTGCGATGAGATTGGCGCCAAATGGGCATACGCCACTGATTACGATGAGGGCGGTCTTGCGTTCTATTCAGCGTGGTCTCCCGTTGAAGGATTTTGTGAGTTGATAGCGAGCAAGATCGGTGAGGTCTGTAAAGACTTCCGACTCGTAATGACATACGAAGACGAGATGCCAAACTTTGTTGGTGTAAGTATATTCGACCACACTGGGTTGGACGAAGATTTTATGCTCGAACATGAAGAACTTCTGCAAATGCTTCTCGCCGAAGACTCCGAATTAAACGAGATGTACGACCACGACGAATGTGAGTGGAAAGAAGGTATGGAGGATGAAGCATGGGAAATCCTCTCAGAAATCCAGCACGACTTCGTCAATGATTGGCAATCGAAGGTTGCCTACGGGAATTGATATGGCACTTGCAAAGAACAAACTACCCACGAAAGAACTCATTTTGAAGCATATGAAGAATGGTATTGTCCAACTCAGTTTGGGCGAAGACCTCGATGATTATTCTTTGATTCGGGGCACTATTCCAGATCAACTCGCAAAGGTGGGTTCCGCTAATCCATACGGCGCACCTGATACAGAGTTTACTGCGTTTAATATTACGAAGAATAAGTGGGTGACTTTCCAGATTGAAGATCTGGTAGAGTACAAGGGAAGGGTGAAGCGATATGTCGGATGAAATGGACCACCTGTTGACTCCTGCGCAGAAACGCGCAAAAACTCTCGAAGCGAAGAAGCGGAAGGCGTTGGAGCAGATGGGAGTTGAACCGAGGAAGAAGACCAAGGTGAAGCGCAAGCGTAAACCTATGAGCGAGGAGCAACGTGCTGCAGCAGTCGAGAGACTTGCAAAGGCAAGAGCAGCAAGAGCGCCAGCGAAGCAATCTAATGTCCATCCTCGTGTGCAGGAACTTCCCGAAGATCACCCTTTGAGTTATGATAATACAAAGGCGATACTCAAAGATTGGAAAGATAAACTGTCGAGCATTCGAAGTCAAAGAGAATCTAAAGACAGCAAGCAGCGTATGGAATACCAGATCGCCCAGAACTATGTAAAGAATCTGGGTGTCTGGATCAAAGACGGTGTTTGGTTAGACAACAAGTATGGCGATAAGAGACAGCACACAATGTCGTATGTTTGTTACGCCCCATCATTCAAAGAAGATGGTACAATAGATCGTGTCCAAGGAACATACTACCCTGACATTGGAGAAGTGTGGACCGAAGAACTAAAGAAGGAGTATAGCGATGGATGAGAAATATCTCGGTCTCCCCCAAGAGACATTAAACCAACTAATCAACTATTTGCTCGGGCGACCATATCGAGAAGTCTCCGAACTTCTTAAGGCAGTTGAATCTCAGGTGGTTACCATACAAGGTAAAGTAAGCACAATGGAGGCAGTCGATAGTGAAAGAGAAGAAGACAACGGAAGCGAGTGATGAACCTGAGTTCATGACCAAACCAAAGTTTCGCAAACTTGTTGATAACACCGTGCGCCGCCTCAACATGAGTTATATGGATGCGGTCATTCACGTTTGTGAAGAGAATGGTATCGAACTTGAAGACGTCAAGCGATATGTGAATGTCGTTCTGAAGCAGAAAATTGAAGCAGAAGCATCTAAACTAAACTTCTTGGAGAAGCATGCGCAACTTCCACTGGAATGATTATTTGGTCAGAGACTTTGTTGTTGATGCAGAGATGCAACAGCACCTTTGGTCGAGTTACCAACATGCTCGCGAGAATAATCGCTTCGAGCGAGCGAGTGTCACAGGTCCAAGAAAATATAGTGAGGTGCGATACTGTGATAACGCTCCGTTGCATTACAAACAAGACGCTAAACTTTTCGACTTGTCTTGCAATCTAAAGGAACTGGCAGATGAGTTATGTACTAACTTACCCGATGATCTTTGGTTCGCACAGTACGAGTTTGTGAAATATGAAGGAGACGGGCAGACATTTGGACCCCACCGAGACGATGATGTATTATCAGGCGGTCACAACCGATTACTTACCAGCGTGACTATGGTTGAGCGAACAGACGATATGAAGGGAGGTCACTTGTATATTTGGCCAACCAACATTCCGGATGAAATGCCCAATGTGCCAAGATACACTATCGACCTTGAACCGTGGGAAACAGTTATCTTCCCTGCTTACTTCATGCACGAGGCGAGTCCAGTGCTGCAAGGTACTAGGTCTATCCTCATTAGTTGGGCACAATATGGTGCTTGACTTTTCATTCTACATCAGTAGAATTATAAATATGGTTGTTCCGCTGATACAGGAACACCATACTAAACCATACTTCAGTCATACAAAGGAAACATAATATGGATATTTCATCTCTAAAAAGTCGTCGATACGACATCAACAAATTAGTTGCCGCAGCACAAGAAGGCAACGGTTCTGATAATAAGCGTCAAGAAAACGAGAACCTGTGGAAACCAACTGTTGATAAAGCAGGTAATGGTTACGCAGTCATTCGATTCCTCCCTGCAGAAGCAGAAGTCCCATGGGTACGTTACTGGGATCACGGTTTCAAAGGTCCAACTGGTAAGTGGTACATCGAGAAGTCTCTGACCTCACTGGGTCAGCAGGATCCCCTTGGTGAGTATAACTCCAAGTTGTGTAACTCTGGCAACGAAGAAGACCGAGATCAAGTCCGAAAGCAGAAGCGTAGACTTCACTATGTGACAAACATCATGGTCGTCTCTGATCCCTCTGCCCCTGAGAACGAAGGCAAAGTCTTCATGTATCAGTTCGGTAAGAAGATCTTTGATAAGATTCAAGACCTTATGCAACCACAGTTCCCTGGTGAGACTCCTGTCGACCCATTCGATTTGTGGGGCGGTGCTGACTTTCAACTCAAGATTCGTCAGGTTGAGGGATACCGAAACTACGACCGATCTGAGTTCAAGGGTCCAGAACCTCTGCTGGATGGTGACGAAGTTCAACTACAAGCATTGTTGAATCAGTTACATGACATCAATTCGTTTGTTGATCCCGCAAACTATAAGTCGTTTGAGCAACTCCAGACCAAACTCTTTGAGGTATTGGGCGAGACCGCTCCGCGCACAGTGAAAGAAGAGGTCGCAGTTGATACGGTTGCTGCCCCCGCACCTGCTCCTGTTGCTGCAGCACCTGAAGTGGCAGTATCTGCTGCTGCGACTGCTGAAGCATCTGACGAGGATGGGGATGATGATGCATTCTCATACTTCCAGAAGTTGGCGAACGCCGACTAACTGATTATGCTGGGAACAATTGGGCGCTTCGGCGTCCTTTTTTGTGTCTGAAAGGTTTATAAATAAATGCCATGGAACCCAGTATATTCAAACAAATGGCAGCAGAGATGGAGCAGAATGGTCTTTCTGCTAACACAAAGGCATCTCAAGAATGGTTCCTCGAGAAAGTCGAGGAGATGGCAGACATGAAGACGTCTCGCCAACAGTTGAAGCAGCACTACCCAATCGCCAAAAGGCAGATTATTGGGCAGATGTTCATGTTCTTCTATAGTCCACTAACGAAGAATCAACTGCCATACTATGACAGATTTCCTCTGATCATATTACTGGAAGCACAAAAAGAAACTTTTATGGGGTTGAATCTTCATTACTTGCCCATTGACCTGAGGCAAGAACTATACTACAGATTGTTGCCTAGAGCAACCACGACCGAGTTCAATAACTTCACGAGGTTGAGGATTGATTACAGTTTCTTGAAGAGTAGGAGATCCTTGAAGGCATTTAAACCCTGTGTCAAAAGATATAGATATGACCAGATGATCGGCAAAATGGCAAATGTCCCAGCAAACGAATGGGAACTTACCATCCACCTTCCCCTTGCGCTTTTCCGAAAGGCGAGTCAGGAACGCGTGTATAAAGATAGTCGCTTAATCGCGAGGAGAATCAATTGACATTTAAAACAGACGACCTGCGCGCATTAATTGACGCGGAAAACGGAGTTGCTTCTGCATCGCGATGGAGGGTCATTCTGCCTAAAATAACTGGAGATGTTAAACCTAGCGGTGGAACGGTAAGAACCCAATTCGAACCCAAAGATTTGAACCTTGTGTGCACAGCAGTAAGACTTCCTGGAATTGATGTTGTGGTTGTTGACCGAAACATCGGTATGGTGCCACAGAAAGTCGCTGTCGGTAAGACCGTCAACCCAGTCAGTCTAACCTTTTATCTGACGAATAAATACACCGCCAGAAAGTATTGGCAAGAATGGATGGAAACTATAGTCGGGTCAGGCGTACCATATACAGCAGGATTCTTGCAAGAATATGGAAAGCAGGTGAAGATCCAGCAGATGGACACAAATGGTGATGTGGTGTACACAGTCAAGTTAGAGGAAGCATATCCAATCAACCTGAGTGAAATTGAATTGAATAATGCAGCTGCGACAGCAGCAGCAGAGTTCACCGTGACTCTGCAATACACAAATTATACAGCATCGTAACAATGAAGGATTAATATCATGGCACTACCAAAAATTAATGAACACCTAAACTTTACAATGACAATCCCTTCCTTGGGAAAAGCAATAAAGTTTCGACCATACCTCGTCCAAGAAGAAAAAATCTTACTACAAGCATTCGAGTCGAAGGATACGGAAACCTGCCTACGAGCAATGACCGACACTCTTGAAGCGACCATTGACCCTCGCGAAAAGATCAACGTCAGCGCACTTGCTACCTTTGATGTAGAATACATGTTCACACAAGTTCGCGCAAAGTCGGTCGGAGAGACCTCGACTATTCTAATCAACTGCAAGAAGTGCAATGAGCAGAATGAGTACCAGATCGATCTTGATGAGTTAGAAGTTGCTGTGCCTCTCGAGATGACAACTATCGAGATTACTGATAACATTAGGGTTGAAATGCGTTATCCTTCATATGATATTATGATGGCGCAAGAAAAGGAAGAAGGTGATGAGTTCTCAAAGGCACTTGAAATAGTCGCCAATTGTATGGTCGCGATTCATACTGGAAACGAAAGAATCGATTGCGCGGGAGAAGAAAGGGCAGAGTTGCTCGAGTTTATCTCTTCAATGACCACCGCCCAGTTGCAAACACTAACATCCTTTATTGAGGATATGCCAGCACTAAAGCATGATGTTGAGTTTATGTGCCAGCATTGCACAGAGAAGAACGAACTTCAGTTGAAAGGTCTATCTGATTTTTTCTAATATGCCTTTCTCATGATAATCTTGTAAACCATTACAAGACAAACTTTGCTCTGATGCAGCACCACAAATACGCCTTGTCAGAGTTAGAAAAGATGTTACCGTGGGAAAGGCAAGTCTATGTGACCCTCCTAATTGAGCATATTAAGGAGGAGAAAGAAAGAATAGAAATGGCAAAGCAGCAGCAGAGATAGCATATAAATACATCAAAATAATAAGAGTTCCAGTGATGGCAGAAGCAACCATTCAAGGTGTTGTAAACGAACTACAAGACGTCAACCAATTGTTGAGCGCACCTGACAACCCATTGTTGGCACCTCTGATTGAGATTAAAGGAATCTCTGAACAGATTAGTGCTCAACTTGGCATGTTGCTCCAAGATCCTGATATGCAAAAGTCTCTGCAGAAGATGTCAGACAATATTGTTCAGGGGGTTGCAGACGCGGTGCAGCGGTTGACTGACTCCAACGAAGCAGAAGCACTTCAACAGAATAGAGATGAAGCAGGACAAACTACTCCTTCGCCATCAGGTAAGGATGGAAAACCAAAAAGCACTTTCGGAAAGGCATTAAAACTTGGAAGAGAAGAAGACTTGGGGGATATGTTTGGATTCAAAAAAATTCAGCAAAACATAGGTAATAAACTCGGCAACTTGCTCCAACTTTGGGACGGGATTACGAGAGGGTTTAATAAGACTATGGACTTCCTCGGTTCTGGTTTTTCCAAAATGGGTAGGATGGTAAAGGGACTGAAATCTCAAGCAAGGGATTTGCAACGAGGGATGGTCATCTTGGGCGGTGCTGTGAGACAAATTCTCCGCAATATGTCAAAAACTATCGGAGACCTTGGAAAAGATATGGCGAAAAGGGCAGCGAGTATGTTTGCTGGACCTTTGGGCAAGGTGATGAAGGTCATTAAGAAGGGTCTGACGGTACTCAGAGTCGCTATGGTCAGTCTCTTCACTGGTGTCGCTTCAGCAATTAGCGGATTGGTCTCAACCCTCACCGCTGCTCTCACGCCATTATTAGGAGCACTGGCACCGTTCATTGCTATAGCAGCAGTTGTTGCTGCTGGTGTCACTGCCCTTGTACTGGGTATCAAGAACATGGTCGCAGACTTCCAAGGACAAGAAGGCGGTTTGTTCGATAAGATACTCGCTGGTCTCCTTGGTTTCTTCGACGGGTTCATGAAGATTCTTACTATTCCCATCGACTGGTTAATAGACCTCACTGCCAAGGTTTTAGAATTCTTTGGATTCGATGGGGCAGCAAAGGTTCTTGAAGATTTCTCGCTCACCCAACTTGTTGATGACATGACTGATGGTATTCTCGATTTCCTCTTAATGATAAAGGAGGGCATTGTCGGGTTCGCTAAAGATGCATGGAATGGTATAAAGAGTTTCTTCGGATTCGGAGACGATGAAGATAATGTCGACAGCAAAGAACTCGAGAAAGTTAAAAAGGTAACTGATGACGAGAGACAGTTGCTTGAACAAATCGTCGAACAACGAGAAGACGGTAAGAGAAGGATGATGGAGCAGGGGTTCAGTGAAGAGGAAGCAACTGCGCGAGCAGAATCTGGTTTCTTTGATCCTGCAAAAACTCGAAGTGCGAGCAAAGGTATCTCTACAAAAGAAATGAAAGAGACTATCGCTGCAAATCCTGCCGAGAAGAAATACCGATATGATGTTACCGATCCAGTAACAGGCGAGTTGATTGACTCTGCTGGTAGTCCAGAAGAAGCAGCAAGGATCGCCATGGAAACTGGTGGTAAGATGGAAAACCCTGTTGAAAGAAAGGGAAACGATAAGGCATTCCAAGCAAGTGCTGCTGCCAAGGCGACTCAGGTTCTTGGCAGACCAGTTACGCAAAGCAAGCACCCAGAAGGTGGACACAAAACAGGAACACTTAAAACCAGAAAGAGTCCAACTTCTGGACCTCTTTCATCTCCTGCAAGTAGATCAATCGGTTCTGCTGACAAACGTGGAATGACCATTCCATCAAGCACATCTACCAATCAAGTTAAAATTGGCGGGATCGTGGTACAGGAAAATGGTAAACCTACCAAGTTGACTGAAAAAGAAGCAGCAAGGGTAGAAGCAATCAACCAAGTGCGAGTTGCTCAGGGCAACGTTGCGTACGACCTATCTCAGAATGAAATTGTTTCCAGTCCAACTGTTTCTGGTGGAAGTAACACAATGGTCAGTCAAAGCAATGAATTGGATTCGAGAACTAATGACCTGAGTAGAACAAAGAATGAGAACAATTCTTCTGGTGGGTCTCCCGTCGCAGTTGTGGATAACTCTTCTCAGCAGTCAGTCGTCAATAACAATTCGACTTCGGGAGTCAATCCAGGTCCGTTCGATAAGAGCGACAGAACTCACAAACGTGGTGCGTATAGAGGAGCAAGAATCTAACCCTTCTTCTTCTTTCTATAAGGCGCAAGAGGTTTTAGTTTCTTCAACTTCCCAGGTGGCTTCTTAAGAATTCCCTGCGCCTTCAACTCGTCCTCGGTCCAAATAACAAACTTGTATCCGTTATCCTTTGCGACTGCCTCTGCTGCTTCCCACTTATTTTTATTCTTAATGTAGGTGAACGCCTCGTTGAGCGCACGTTTGGACTTGGGGTTCTTGACCTTGGGTGGTTGAGTTTGCTTCTTTGGTTTGACCTCGATTAGTGTGACACCACCACCCTTCCACTTAACCCAGAAGTCTACATAATATGTGTGGTATCGTTTATCAACATCATAGAAATAGCGAACCGTGAAGTCCTCACTATTCCACTTTTCGACAGAAGTATTTTCGTCCAGGTACAGCATAACATCTCGTTCCCAACCACTACGATAGACCACATCATCTGCGTTCCCGTTGTACTTGTCACGGTTCTTGACTTTGTACTTGCCTTTATAAGTGTTCGACATTGAGTATAAATAAAACCAAAGATAAACCTATTTAGTGAGATAAAGAATGGCACTTGTATTTCCCGAAAACCGAAACATGTATGAGGGGGTCATCAACTTCACAGTTGTGAAAGGAGGGGAATCCGATTCAACTCAAGACCGCCCAGCAGGTACTTGCACTTTGTATATGCCAGTCGGTCTACAAATTGCCGATAAGGTCGAATACGAGAATGCTCAACTTGGTGCTATCGGAGCAGCAATGGGTAATGCAGCAGACCCCAACGCAGCAGCAAGCGAGGGTAATCTCGCTGACACAGCAAAACAGTTAGTCTCTCAGGCAGTGTCGAAGTTCAGTGACCGAGCGGGAGCAGCAGCAAGAGCAAGATCTCTGACCGCACCAAACCCCAACACTCGTGCATTATTCAAGCAGGTTTCGCTACGCCAGTTTCAGTTCACCTTCAAACTGATACCGACGAGTGTGTCAGAAGCGACAAGTGTCCCAGAGATCATCAAGTATTTTCGTACAGAGATGTACCCTGAGAATCTCACTTATGGTGACCTCGCTCTGGGTTATAAATTCCCCAATAAATTCAAGATAGAATTTCAAACGGGAGGAAGCAATATCGTCACAAGAATTTCTGACTGCTATCTTGAAGCATTTCAAACAAACTACAACCCTTCTAATGCTGCTTTCTTGCAGAGTGGGGGTAGTGGTTCTGCGCATTTCTCTGAAACTGATATTTCCTTGACCTTTATGGAAGCAAGAACCCTCAGTAAAACAGATATACAACAGGGATTCTGATATGCCAACTAATTTCTTTCAAGAGTTTCCCAAAGTCGACTACAAATTTGGCGACAACGAGCAATTCGTTCGTTGGCAAGACCTTAGTGTGTACATTGATGCATTCGATCAGATGCAAGAGTATGGTGCATTTTATATGGATTATCAGATCCCAAATTCAGAGAGACCCGATCAAGTTTCTATGAAGTTATATGACACAACTGACTATTACTGGACATTCTTCTTAATGAATGACCACTTAAGAGAACAGGGTTGGCCGCTATCAAATACAATGGTGTATTCTCAGGCACAAAGATATTATCCAAATATCTGTATCGTAACAAACGGCATTTTTATTAATCGCCCGACTGGATTGGTGCGCCCCCTTGGTGTCAGTCCCACCCTGACACCTGGAAACTATGTTAGGTTCAAAGCAGACAATTTAGTCGGTAAGATATTGAGGGTAGATTACGACCTCGGGATGTATCATGTAGAATGCGACAAGTTGCCCACTAAATCGAACCAGATGGTAAGCATTGGTAAGGATGAGGGAGAAGCATTATTCAACGGTGTGGAAGTTGAAGAACAATTCATCACTGAGATTGATGCAACCAATATTGTTAGAAGGTACAACCAATGGGATGCCCCACATCACTACGAGGATGCGGAAGGCAATTGGGTGTATCCAACCTATGATGCAGATGACCCCCACGTGATGGACCAGAATAGTGTTACCACTAGGCAATCAGTATCATATTATCAACGACTGATTGAAGAAAATGATATCGCAAGGGGCATTAAAGTTTTGAAGAAAGACACTGTCGAGCAAGTCGTCGATGAATTTAAGCAATTACTGAAGCAACCTAGAAACTGATATGGTACAATTAGCACAAGAATTTAAGATCACTGAGGCGACTATAACAGCGGATCGCCTTGGTGACGAAGGTTATGATATAAAGCAATACATCATGGAATTGTCTTGCTTTGAAGATCTCGACAAACCATATGTCACTGCGCAAATTGTTTTCATGGACGATATCGGTCTCATTCAACAAATAAAGATACTCGGTACTGAGAAGATAAAACTGACGGTAGCAACAGCAGAAAGAGATACTGTAGGTGATGTATCCTGGACGATGGAGTTTAACATCGTTTCGATACTCCAGCAAGAAAAGACAGCAGAACGAACAGAAGTCTACCATATCAACCTCATTTCTCCTCATGCATACCGTGATCAAAATATTAAGATCTCGAGGTCATACACTGGAAGACTCACAAAAATTTCAGAGGCAATTCTTATCAACCACCTTGGTGTTGAGGTAGATCGTTCTTATGGAGGAGATGACGTAGAGTCCCAAGATCCAGTTAGAATCATAACACCATATATTAGTCCTCTAGAGTCAGTACAATGGTTGATGGACCGTGCTACAACGGATATTGGTTGCCCATACTATGCATACCAAACTTTGTATGACCAGAAAGATGGGGTTGATAAGATACGTCTTGGTAATCTCGAAAAGATGATGAGTGCAAAGGCATTTAATGAAGAAAATCATATGCTCTTCTCGCAAGCACGCGGTATGTTGATCGCTGGAGAGTCTCAGGACAAACAAGACGTGATCGTGAAGCGTGTCCTTGTTGACAGCATTCAGGACACCCTGAAGTTGACTCAAGAAGGGGCACTCGGCGCCAACCTAATGTACATTGACACCTACACTTCACAGAAGTTTGACCGACACTTTGACGGGAAGAAACTTCTTGACAGACTTGCCTCTGTCGGTGTGCTGGGAGATGGTGGCGTAGAAGGTCAGAATGTTTACGACGTTGAGCAGAAGATTGAAGTAGAAGGTGAAGTGAAAACTCTACCTGAATGTGAGTCTAGATACATCAGCACAATATCGTCATATGGCACATACGGTTCGATCAACAGTTATGCCGACGATCAAGACCAGTTACAGGCAATGAATAAGATTCGAGCAAATGCGATCAAGAGTCTACTTAACAAGAATATGATTGAGGTGACGATTCCTGGCATCTCTTTCTTCAAATCTAAGGGAGCAGGAGGCGCTTCATTGCCTTCAGTCGGTGACGTTATCTGGATTGACTTCCTTCAGTCTGCCACCGACGACGCCAAAGACGGTTTCTTGAATCAAGAACTGTCTGGTCTCTACTTGATACATAAGTGTAGAAATTTTTATCGTAACACGGTCCACGAAGTTATCATGTTTGTAACGAAACTTGCTAAGAATCCGAAACCAGAGAATGCTTTGAAATGAGAACTTATAACACAGAATTCTACGGTGATGACGTCCGTTGGTTTGTTGCAAACGTGATTGATGCCACCCCACCTCACGGATATGAGGGTCGGGTCAGGATTCGTATTCATGGGATTCATAGTGGCGATGTTAACCAGATTCCCCAGAAGGACTTGCCTTGGGCACAAGTGATGCTACCAACTGATACATACGGCGTTTCTGGTCTAGGTAAGATACCTCACCTTCAGGCAGGTGCTATTGTATTCGGTATGTTCCTCGATGGCATTAACTCTCAGGTTCCGATTGTAATGGGTTCTCTGCCTCATATCGAGTATCCGACTTCGGTGCAGGCACAATTCAGGCAAGACCCTGCAACTAATCCTTTCGCGTATTACTTCCAGCAATCAAATGCTCAGTTGGAAGATCCCATATTCGAAACATCGGCAATACCTGCAGCAGATGTTGCGCGATATTTTATCGACAATGGGTTCAACGCAAAGCAAGCGTCTTCTATTACTGGTGTTTTGGACACGATTAGTGGACTCAATCCCACGCAAGACGGTAACGGTTTTGGTATTGCGGGTTGGCCAAAAGACAGCGCAAGGTATGCAAGATTCCATTCATACATAAAACGACTCGCCCCGACAAAGACCGCAAAAGATTTCGACGGGCAACTGTTGTATGTTCTACACGAGTTACAAACAACTAATTCCACTGCACTCTCTAAGATACTTCGTGCACGCGAGATCGAGGGCAACTTATATGGCGAGAAA